AAACCTCCCCATAGACACCCCCGCTTTCCGGGTCAGGGGTTCCTTAAACCGTCCTTCAGGTATACAACCGGAAGTACCGATTTAATGCCTCGGGTGGGCAAGGTGAAGGATGGGGGCCGCTCACGCGCTGACACCCCCTCTGGCCGTCCTACCGGCGAGTAACGGATCACGAAATCAAAGTTTGCATGATCTCGGATATTATGAGCCTCCGATGGGGCTACTTATTCACTTACTTGATACTACAGGAGGAGTCCAACGTGTAGGAGCCTTGATGTACTTGACGCCACGATAGGTAAGAACAGTCATGATAAACAAAAAGAAAACCCATGCGCGTTCCAGCCTTGGGAGATCCCGTCCCCGAAGGGATGAACGTACTGTTTATCAGAGATTCTTGTTGGCCCAATCCAGCAACTCGGATTTAATCCAAACACCGTGAGGCCACCCCATCTCTTGTTGGGAAAGGTGGGGAGCATATTCAGGGAGTTCTGTATCCCTGATGGTTTCTAGATAGCCACCCTGGCTATGGAGTTCAGATCGGACGGCCTTGATGGTTTTGTATTTCATAAACTCATCTTAGCACATCACTTGCATAAGTGCAAACGACTACAGAAGGTCACCACTGCGGGCAAGCTTCTGTTCCACGTCCATGCGATACGCAGGGTCACTGGAGTAGCGAGGATCCGCAATAGCCCTGGCCAGCTCGGCCTGGCTACGGAATGCCTTGCTCTTGGATGGAGCCTTACGGCCTGTGACCAGTGGTGCCTCGTAACCTTCAGCACCTTTCCACTTTGCAGACAGTGCTTGTACCGCAAACTTGATAGCTACCGGGTTGTTGGTAGCGGTCACAGCATTGAAGTCAGCAACTTCCTCTGCAGGAAGATTCTGACCAGCCCAAGACACCATCTCGGTGTATGCCTCAGCACCACCAACAGTGGCCATGATGTCGTTGACCTGGGACTGCTGCAGGGTGGCTGCCTGAGCATTGGCGTTGTACTTGAGGTAAGCAGCTACGAGATCTTTGCTGTCCATAGACGACAGCTTCTCGATCGCCTCATCAGAGACAACTCCAGATTCGTCGAACTCTTTACCCAGCTGCGTCATGTAATCAACTGCTTGGGTGACAACCTCAGGGGTTTCTTCGACCTCCTCAGAGGCCTCTGGCTGCTCCTCCTCAGTGTCTTCTTCTTCTTCTTCTGAGGCCTCTTGCCCAAGCTTCTTCTGAAGCTCGTTGTAGGCCTTCAGAAGGTCTTCCTGTGTTTTGAACTTACCGCCAATAAGGGAGACATCCTCATTGGCAGCTTCGGCTTCGTCAAACATACGTTGACGATCTTGTTCTTGAGCAGAGATGAGTTTTTCACCTTGCTCTAGTGCTGCCTGCTCGGCTGCCATAGCTTCAGGCGTCGGACCCTCAGTAGGGTCGAAGGTGATGCGGTTGGCCATATTAGTTAAAGGTTGTGTATACGGATCCGAAGGTTGGCCGTAGTTTGGATTTCTTGGAATACTTACCGGCAGTGGGGTTTGAAGTACCAGTGACCTTCTGCTGTATTTCGTAAGGATTGTCTTTGGGAAGACCCTCCTCTACAGGGATAGGTTCCCAGGCTTCGTTCAAGCCAGGGGTTGCGGGATTATCACCCTTGAATTTGCCATCAGGCTTGCGGGCTCTGCGGCGCTTCGGGGTTGGGTTGTTGTTGCTGTCCATTTTGTGCTTGTTCCATCATTTGCTGAGTCATCTGTTCTCCAATGGGTGACTTAGCTAGTTGACCCATCTGTCCAATCACTTGGGATTGAACCATCTGTTGTTGTGCTTGCTCCTTCTCTTGCTGCATTTGTTCTGGGCTCTTGATGAGGCCAAGAGCTTCAATACCAGAAGCAGCTGCAAGACGTTTGATGAACTCATCAGGGTTCAGGAACTGGGCCATTACTTCAGGCCCCATCAGCTGACCAATAGTTCCAGCAAACTCCATCAAGGTTGCACGGTCCTGTCCACGACCAATGCCGTTCAGACCTGCAACAACGGTTGGCATGACCAGACCTTTGGGGAGAGGAGGTAGAACCTTCGAGCGGGCCATCAAGGCAAGCTTGCGAGCAAGGTAGGGGGTAAGCAACTCAGTGGTTAGGTTGCTGTAGATGCCACCCAGCTGTTCGTTCAGTTCCTGCTGTACGGCTTGCACCTCAGCAGCAGTTGTACGTTCAGACTGACGCACCTGGAGCACCAGGAAGGCATCAGACAAGCGACGGGTCAGGTCACCGATCATTGCTTGAACGGTGGAGAAGTCAGCGGTTTTGTTGACCTGAACCACACCAACATCATCAGGTCGGCCCTGGATGATGGCACCACTACTTGCAGTAGCCAATGACTGGGGTTTCGTTGTGCTGGAGGGAGAGACCATAAACACAACTTTGGCAGCCGCTGCAGATCCTTCCACAAGGGCCTTCATCAGAGTTTCTAGTGAACTCAGATCACCGATAAATTCCTCAACACGACCACGTCCATAGCTCTCACCATCACAGACATTGAAGCGAAGGGGAGTCCAGGGACTGGTTTTTACAGGAGAGGAGGATTGTGAGCCAGGGATGATCTTCCCCTCACATTGTTGATACCACTTGTGAGCACCATCCTGGAGCTGACAGTGAGTGAAGACAACAGCGTCGTCAGATTGACCTTTGTTAGATCGAGATGCTACGCCGAACTTAGGACCATCTTCTCCTGGAGAATTTGCATCCAAATCACCATTAGGCTTTTGGAACTCCTTGGGGAGTTGGGAGCGGTCAACAATTTCTTTGGTAATGATTTCCTGAACAACGCCTTCACCATCTCTGGCAATGACGTATCTGTCCAAAGGGAACAACTTCAGGTTCTTCTTTCCTTGGTAGATCAGGACATTGCCTGTAGTTACCAAATGCTTCATCGCTGTATGCAACTGAACACGATCAGTCGTTTCAGAGATTTGTTGCATAATGATCCTCTCCATCTTTGACAGAGAAAGATCAATATCAGACCGCATCTTGTCATCAACATTAGGAAGCTTACTCAGCTCCGCATCATTGATCTGCAGTTTGAAAAACGTAGTGCTTACAGGAAAGAGGCTGAGCATCATTTTTGATGCCAGCACATTTACACCTTTAGCCCCGACAGACTGCCAGGGAGTATGCAACTTCTCACCACTTGCCAGACCTTCATCAGTGATGAGGTAAGGAAGAGTAAGTTTTGCAGCCTCACGGGCAGCTGTCAGAAACTGTTCCCTGTCAGAAGTCAGGGACATATACCTAGCTTCAGCAGAGATTTTCATGATTAGCTTTCAGGACTTGGAATATTCAGACCAGCAGACTTCTTCCCTTTTTCACCACCAGTATTAAGGGGGATCTTAAGGACAGAAGTACCCTTTGATTGCTGTTGAAGAACCTTACGCTTGGACTTTTTCTTCTTAACAGCAGGCGTATCATCCAATCCGTCAACAAGTGCCGGAGGCGGAGGAGTCGGAGCAGGGCCTTGTGATTTCGGTGGCGGGGCTGCTGGGACGACAGGAGCCTTCGGAGCAGGAGCAACCGGCGGCGGGGGTGCAGGGGCCTGCGGCGCTGGAAGAGGCGCTGGCATAGGCAGGGGCTTGGGCTTGGGAATCGAGGGAGCACTGGGAGCAGAGCACATAATTAAGTAACCTTTGCTTTGATGTATTCGACAACTGCTCTTTGACCTGCTCGATACATGATCACAGAGTTATCATCTTTTGGGGTTGGTAAATAATGTGGATACATGGCCTCCAGTTCTTCCACCAGGCG